TAAGAGCCTCGGATTTGAGCAAGGAGACGGATGCAAAGCCACGGGCCACATAGAACGCATCGTCGGCATTCCAAGCCCGAAGTCCGGCATCCTCGAAGATGGCCTTTACCTCGGCGTCAGACTTCTTTGTCCACTCGCCGATCTTCTGGGTCAGTTCCTCATAGTGGCCGCCTGCAGCTTGGTAAAGCTCCAACTGCCAGGTGTCGGTAGCACCGAAGGACAAATCCTCTCCCCGAGCCATCCGCGCCATGAGCCGCTTTATCAGGTCATCGACGATCCATGTGTTCAGCTCGTCCAGGAGCGGGTACATGGTATCGACAATTTCAAGCAGTTCCTGAGGTGTGAGCATAGCGCACCTCCTTACTCAACGCCGAACAGCCCCTTCTCCATGTTGGCCTCGGCTGCTTCCTGCGTGAGCTTCTTCGCTTCCTCCTCAGACATTCCCTCGAACTTGACGAAGTAAATCCACTTGGGAATCCATCCTTGCGCAGCATAGCTTTTCCACGAAGCTTTGTCCTCCTCGTAGGAGTAGGTAATGTCCCCGAAATTGAAGTCCAGCTCGTATTCCCCAAGGGGAGCGAGGCCGTACAAGGAGGCCATGGCATTTGCGCCATAGATGGCCTGCGTCAGCGCGGTTTTGAGCGCGTCCCGATCATGCTTGATGGTCTGGACGGTATCGCGGTCATCGGCCTCCACCTGTGTGGCGGTAATCATGCCGGTCTGACCATCAAGGACAAACACGCCTTCGGAGAAGCCGCACTTGACGCCAGCCATGGACAGGTTGAAGTTGATGTCCTTGATACGGGCTTCGGTGAGCATAGTCGGGGTATGCTCGTGGATGGCGGAAACTTCACCGTCGCCGATGCCCATACCCAAGCCCTTGACGAACCGAGGAAGTTCGATGCCTTTGTTGACGGCATTCTGAATCACGGTCTGGCCGACAAAGGTAATGTGCTTGGAGTCCTCGACCTCGGCGTTCTTGCGGCTGACGGCAACATCGATGGCCTTAAGCTCCGTGAGGGCATTGGCAAACACGGACTGACCGAGAGGACTTGTGGGGTCGACAATGTTGGCACCGGGGACGCGGTAATAGGCGAACAGGGGTTTTTCGAGATTGAGGATTGCAACCTCGTCCTGCAAGTGCGCCCATGCGTCCACGTTCTGGAGGGTCACGGGTCTACCCAGAGAGTATTTGCCAGAGCCGTTCGTTTCGTTTTTGAATGCCTTATTCGTAACGATATAGCGGTCTCCATCGAAACGGTGATACTCGAGCCGGGTATAGTGGCCGCTGCCCTGTGTGGTGTGGCTTGCGAAGATGGCTCCGTTGATTTCGCCGTTGTCGGTCTGAGAAGTGATGCCGAAGTTTCCCGGCATCACGAAGTCCCATGTCTGACCGTTCCACTTGACGATCATGCCACCCAGCCGCTCGGCCTCTGCGAACCGGTCAGGCAGGCGGTTGAGCAGGTCGTCGATGACTGTCTGCAGGTAGTCCGCCCGGGCAGAGCCGGAGATGGAGATACCAATGTCGAGCATAGCGAGCTTTGCACGGGTATCGGTAATGTGTTTCGCCATGTTGATGGTCTCGATATCATCGTCGGCGTTTGCCCACGGGGGCTTACCCGTGGAGATTTCATCCCACATTCTGATGGCGTTGTCCATGTCACTGGACGTGATAAGGTCAACGCCAAACACCTTGCCGATGTCAGAGCTACTTGCAAAAAACATATCGCGAATCCTCCTCCAAAGGCGACTAAAAATGTTCATCTTCCCACCGCCTTACACTATCCATTTGAGTTCGTTTCTGAGGACGGTGCGGCAGAAGTACCGCACTTGGTCCATGCTGTGGTCGTTCTCCTTGATGATGGCGTCCTCGTCTTTTTTCTCGTCCCAGGAGTAGGAGTCGAATTCCTTGAAGGTGCTTGTGCAGCTCCGGTGGAAACGCAGGACACCGGCATTCAGAAACTTGGTGACATCCTGGATGCCGTTGAGCACATCGTTGTCAGCTCTCACACAGCCCCACTTGCCGTATTTTTGGACGGTCTCGATCATTGACGAGGCTGACGGGTCAATGACGATGTATTCTATCGGGTAGTCCCCGATCAGCTCCTCCAGCATCTTGTGGTAGGCTTCGTTATCCACACGCTTACTGCTGCCGCCATCGTAGTACAGCTCCCGAATCATGGTTGCCGTCTGCTCTGCGGGGTTGTAGTCCCACAGGCCAGCAGCGAAGGGATTCACGGTGCCATAGTCCACAGCCACATAGTACCTGTGCCGGCGGCTGTAGTCCGGCATCCGCTGGACGATATGCTTGGCGCGGTCGAACATGGGGTAAACCAGTCCCTCAGCGCGTACCCACTTGCCCAGTATGTACCGATCGTAAAACACGCCGGTGTACATACTCTCGTACTCCGCCCTTTTCTTATCAGACAGGGACGGGTTGTCGTTCATGGTGAAGTGCAGATGGAGCATATTCCGCGCGGCGGCCTTTTGGATCCACTCCTCGTAGAACCAGTGCGTTGGCCCCTCGGGGTTGCAGTTATACCACAGCTTGGAGTTTTCCACCGAGCATCGAGCCATTGCCTGCTCCACGAAGGAACGGGGCATCAGAGCCACCTCGTCAAAGAGCACCCCGGCCAGAGTCATGCCCTGCACCAGCGTGTAGGACGATTCGTCACGGCCACCGAACAGGTAGTAGCGGTTCGTTACATCTCCGGCACGGATCAGCAGCATATTGTCGCTACGCTTGTCGGTTATCTCGACAATACCGCCGAGCAACTGGGGCATAAGCATTATGACGTTGCGCCGCAGGGAGGCAATGGTCTTGCCGCAGATGGCGAAATTCTGGCCGTTGAAGTTTCCCATGCTCCACAGCACGAAGCCGATGGCCATGCTCACCGTCTTGCCACTTCTGATGGAGCCATCACAGATGATGCCACCACATTCTTTGAAGCGCGGTCTATTCCACCACGTCATCGCTATGGTCTGTCTCTTGCTCAAGCTCTTGAATATCATCGGTGTCTATGTCCTCCGTAGTGGCGGCAAGCAGAGCCTGCAGCAGATTGTTGTCCGGGGCAGTTTTGCCATCGTCGCCGCGCTCGAGGCGGAGCCGGTTCAGAGATTCGATGCACCTTTGCTTCTGCGCCTGGCATCTGGTCAATGCTTCCTCCAGACGCTGGATGATGTCGTATGTGGCCTCGGTGGTGGTGGTGATCCGGTATGCGCGGCCGGGGAGCCGCTCGCCCTTCTCCACCTTTTCTTGCACGCGCTCTACATAGGTGCGCTTTTCTTCCTCGTCGGCAAACTCACGCTTTTCCTCAGATCGGACGATGTTGGACACGGCAAGTCCGCCCTTGGCCTCCTTATGCGTTGCAATGGAGAGCATGATGCGGCGCTCCCGGATGGACAGCAGGCTTATTTCATCGAGCAGGAGCCGTTCTCCGTCGAAGTCCATTTCTTGGATCAGCTGCTGTTCCGTCTCGTCGAGCGTGTCCCAGTAGACCTTTGCGTACCCGCCGTGCTTCAAGGCGTTGGTATTGCCCAGCGGAGCGCCGCCGTTATTCCCTATGGCGTTGGTGTTGCCTAAGGGTGCACCCCGGCGCCCGGGTGCAGATGCAGAAGATGCACCCTGCTTACCGGGTGCATCCTTGGCCTTGGTTTTATAACGGCTGATCCACGATTTTACCGTGTTGACGCTCAAACCGTATTTATCGGCAAGCGCCTTTGGCTTCGCACCCTTCTTGTACTCACCAATGACGCGCTTCCGGGTCTTCTCCATATCTGGGCTTTGAGCCTTAGTGTTTCCCACACCACCACCTCGTCAGACTGTTTGAGTTGTTCAGCTTAAAAAGAGCCACGGCAGCGTGTGTCATGTGTGTACAGACCCACGCCACCGCGCTACTCTCCGTACTTGTTCCTGCGCATGGTGCTTTCCCAGCCCTCATAGCGGTCCCGCGTAACCACGTCCTTGGCGCACTGCTTATCGCATCCCTTGTGACGCCGGGTGCAAATGCATACGGTCTCTCCGTTGACGATATCGACATAGACTCTGATCTTCTCTGTACCCTTCAATGGGGAGACCTCCTTTGCGGTTATGCGGCGGTGCCGGTATTACACCCGCGTCAATATCTCGGCGCGGCTATATGTGTTGCCCTGCGCCATGAGGTTGATAAACTCCTCTTTGGAGAAGTCCGACAGGCGGAATACTTCCTCCGGGCGCATACCCAACTGCTTGCCGATCTCTTTGACGGTT